CGGCTTCGGCTTAACAACCTCGCCTTTACCGTTACAGGCGGGGCATTTTTTGGTTTTATCAACCAACAGCCCTGCTGCCGTCTTTGCCCGGTATCCGGTCTTCGGACTATGCCAATAACCATCACCTTTGCAGCGACTACAAATAATTATTTTATCGTTCTTCTTTTTCTTCGACATATTTACCCTGCTTTCGTTTTTTGCTGTTGAGGTTGATTAAGCTGCTGCTGATCACCCATCTGTGGAGCAAGCTGCCCGGCCTGCATCATTAACTCATAAAGCGGCTGCAAAACAGGTATCTGCCTAAGCACCTTTTGTGCTTCCTCTGGCGGCACCTGACCAAGCATCTGGCTAAGCTGGATGAATTTACGAAACAATATAATACCCTGGTAGCGAGCGAGGATCTTTTTGTGATTACTAATCTTGAGGATCCGCAGCATTTCAGCAAGCATTGGATTCGGGATTGGATTCTCAAGAAGTTTGTACGCCAACATGTAATCGTTTTTCTTCCTTTCTTCATCGAACGGCAATGTAGATCCAGGCTCGATATTAACGTCGAAGCGAACGTCAAGAAATTCCTGAGTCAATGCCATATTGTTCTGTTCGCCGTCGTCACCGATTATCCGTATAATACGTCCCGGCTCGTATTTGTCCTGAACAATTTCCGCTATTAAGGTAAGCGTTTTGTCGATCCACTGATCCAGGAAGATAGCTTGCAGAGCTGTATAATCGTGACTATTGGTATCGAGCCGTGCAGCCTCCGTAGCCGTGATCTTGCCACCACCGCCACCCATCGTATTTTTTGTGCTCGCAGCCCCCCTGGCAGTATCCTGCATGAACATGGCATCGTCAATATCCTGCTTGAGAATACCGGCCAGTACCATTGTTGCAGGATCAAGACTGGCATAGTCCATATTCTTAATCTTATCGACCTTGCCTTTTGCTGCGATAATATATTTGCCAAGCCCGAACGGATTGAGCTGTCGAAGTTTGCCCTTGCGATCCTTGGCAAGTGCCCCGACCTCTACGATCCGCTCCGGATCAGCGGTAAGAAGAACACGGCGAACAAGGGCACTAATAGTCATATTGAGCATGTCGTTATTATTACGTGACATTTCAATCGCATTGCCACCCTGCCACATATGAGGCAGGATATGGTAAGGCGAAACCGAAAAGGGCCATCGGCTATAACGATATTGCTGCTTCTCTTTTTTAGGATTCAGAATCACTTTACCAATCCTCTGGACAAAGCGACCGTTTGGAAACACTCTCTCGTCGTATTCCTGCGTGACCTGCTTCGGCCATTCCGTCAATTCTTCACCGGATTCTGCATCCAAAAACATCCCACTTACTTTTTCTTCGGTAATCCTGCCCGAACGTATCAATTGTTCGGCAGGAATATTATCTTCGATCTTTACGTGCTTTTCTTCGTAATCCTCCCAATAAATTTCTTCGATATCGACATATTGCTGCTTGTCTCCATCAACTGTTTTATCCTCGGACTGCTGAAACTTCTTGAGAATCAGATTAACAAGCTTACTGAATTTCAGGTTGGGAGCTTCGAGAGTCGATCCTTTCTGATGCTGGTAAGTAATAACTTCGCCGGCGACGTACTTCGGATCGCTGGCGGTAAAAGCCTCTTTCTCAATATCTTTCTTATATTCGGGCCAGCGATTCTGTGCCCACTCAAGCGTTACCCTCCGCTTCGTGCCGCAATTTTCAGCGGTATCCAGGCTGTCCGCACTCGGATCCACCCAGAACGTAGCCGGATGAATGAACGTCTCGCGAACATTGCCGATCCAGGACTTATTAACCTTGTCGTACCGAACGCGATCATCCCAATAAGTCTTTCCGACCATATACCCAAACAATGCGGCATCGAGTAAGCCGAGAATCAGCTTGAGACGCATTGACAGCTCGTATGGCGATTCCCATATATACTGCAACGCACCGGCCCACTTTTCCGTAAACTCGGTAACACCTTCCTTTTCATCGGACCAGGGAAACACAAGCACCTTAGGATGATTCTTCGCAAGCTTTGCAATATTCTGGAACATCAAAGGATATATGCGATTGACGACAATGTAATTCCAGTCTTCGTTCGGCTCGATATCCTCAAGCTGCTGACCCCAGGCATATTTGATCGCAGTAAGCCACATTTCCTGCCATTGCTTCGTGACCCGCATTCCCGCCCTCTGCATTTCGTCGAGCTTGGTATTCAGCTCGTAATGAGGATCGGTGGCAGGATTATTAACCGTCTCTGTATAATTGTCTGTTGTATCCATTATTCGTCAATGTAAGATTTGAAACCTGTAATTATGGCGTATGCCGAAGCCGCCGTTGTACTACCGCCGTCGAGATCGACTTCGAGGTACACATCTTTAATGCCGTAAAGATTAAGCACCAGATACGCAATAGTGTCACCCAATGCCTCACTCCTGATCGTAGGATCGCTAAGCCATTCCACGTTGGAAGTTAGAGTAATGGTATCGGCCCAATATGCCGTAAGTGCAGTTTTTGTAATAGGATGATCCGTTACAAGCTTTGCACCAAGTGTCACCGTCCCGGACCACAATAGCATGATCGGCCCATTGGTTCGGCAGCGGCCATAGAGCTTGGCTGCAAAATCTTCATTCTCGGCGTCGGTACCGAAAAACGCAATTACCGCCGCATTTACATCGTCGGGAATATCATACTTGCCTGCGATATAAGTATCGTTGTCATATTCGAACGTGGTTAGTGCGGTATCATCCGCAGCAACCGGCCCGCGAAGTAATTCCCACGGCTTTTTGACTATATGTTCAATCATCGTCGCTTAATTCCTTTCCGTTTTTGAGCAATTCAAATTCTGCCGGTTCTCTCGCATCACCAAAGAGCCTTTTATTGTCCGGCATATCATCCGGTTCGAGCAACCTGGCCTCGAAGTTGGCTCGAAACCCAAGCTTAAAACCAAAATAAGTAATCGCTACACCGAGAAACATTCCCGATGAAAATATCGCTATGGCTATTAATGGCAGATATTCACTCATAATCACTCATATCCTCGAACATTAATTCGTTAGGATCGTCGTCGTCGAGATCGTCGTCGCTATCAACTTCACCCATAACAGGCACGGACACCCTGGTCTTTTGTTTCTTTTCCGCCCATTCGCAAGACTCGTCAAGAGGACATCGCAAGTGCATCTGGATAAGACCGGCAAGCATAATTACGCAATCGTCATGCTCACCTTGCCTCGCTTCCGGCTTGCCCTGTGAGTTCCAGATGAAAGTCCGAAGCTCGTCAATAACTCGAATATCATAAACCGTCAACTCGCCTTCTTTTATTACCTGCTGCAAATCAGCGATCATAGGCTTACGTGTCAGTGTCGTAGTCTTCCAGCCGAGCAGGGGCGTATCTTCCCGCTGATCGGTTTCCTCTTTGTTCTCACGCTGATAAATATACTGATAACCGTCACGCTTAAACGTATCGAGAATAGAAAGGCCGATGGAATTCATTTCCGGTGTAGCCCAGGAATAATCGTAATACTTCGCAGCCATTAACATCTGATCGCCGTACTCGATAGTATCCGGCCTGCCATAATAAACGGCAACCAGGTCTGTTCTTGTTCGATCGAGAACACCCGCAACGGATCTGTCGAGTTCCGATTTCTCGTCGGTCCTATCGGACGGTATGCCTTCGGCAACATCACCAAATTCTGCGTACTCATGCCCCTTTTCGGGCCATCGCCAAATACTCCAGCAATTAGCCCGGCGATTAACATGGCGATAACGAACCTTGTTATCTTCCATGTAAAACTCAACATTGCCGATCGGCTTTTTGCAATGCTTTTCCATTCGATCCAGGTCCGTCGTCTTAAAAACCATGCGTCCGGACGTCTGAAAAGCCTCTTTGGCAGTCGATGGATATTCCTGCTTGAATAACTCAATATCACCGCCACACTTATTCTGGATCTTTAACGAGGCCCAATACATTTGCTCCGATGTAAACGACAGGCCCGCCGCTGTGCGTTCTCGAAAGAAATCCTCCACATCAGGATTGTTAAATCTTAAATACCCATTCCATTCGACAGGTAATGGCGTCTGATACTCTGGAAAGGACTGCCAGGACAAGAATATCGGTAAGTATCCGGCGTAATCGTGAGAATCGTTCCGAAGCCGCCTTACTGATTTCCAGTATTCATCGTGAAAAGCACCACTATCACCATTAGCCGTGCTCTCCTGCACGACCATCGTATTCGAATCTTCCGGAACTTCCTGCATAAGGCCGAGCAACTGATTCTTTGCGTTAGCCCAGAACGCTACTTCGGTACAATGAACGTTCTGTGTAGTCCCGCCTCGTCCGAGTATCTTCGCACCTGCCGTCTGGCAGAGCATACTGGACCGCCACGGAGCCGAGTACCTTATCTCTCTGGCATTGGTACGATCGGTGTGGCGACGAATATGGGCAGGTATTTCCTGCTGATACGTCTCGCACATTCGAAACACCTTCGTAGTCGAAACGTCGTCGGCGGAAACGACACAGCCGTGATGGTTTGGCTGGCGATTGATTTTCTCGAAAATACATCCTTCGATGTAAGTGCTAATACCCTCCTGCCTCGCCTTGAGGATAATGAGCATGACCGGCAACTTATGCTTAAGCTGCAATCTTATAGCATTGTAAACCTTGAGCTGTGCAATGTTGTGATCCAGAGACACAATACGAGATTGCTTGTTAATGATTTTAAGATTGGCCTGCTGCCAGCCCAGGGAAGTCCGAAGATAATCGTCAGCACACGTCGCTACCATTACTGGCCCTCCCCTTCGATACTACCGGTATCAATACCGGTTCCCGCAGCCTCTGCTTCGGCGATCTTTTGCTTCATCGCTTCCAGTGACATTGCTTCATTGTTACGCTGATCGATAATGTTAGTGGCCTTGCCGTCAAGGAGCTGGACCCGGTGAGCGAGGACTTTGGATAGTTTCGTAAGCTCCTTCATGATTTCAGAAGTCAGATCCAACTTACCCTCGATCAGCTCTTCAAGCATACGAAGATTATACGCATCGAGCAGATTAAGCGATCGTCGAGTGCGTAATCCGGTGAACTGTTCTCGTCGTTGTTTAACCTTCTCGTTTTCCGCCGGGCATGACCGCATAATCGCATAAACTTCTTCTTCGGTCATGCCTGTATCGGCGGCAATTATAGAGACGGGATCCCCGCTGGCGTAGCGAGCGTAGATCAGATTCCTTTCTGTGTCACGCTTATCGCCAAATAGTAATTGCTCTTTGTCAGGCCCGAATATATCCATACAAACAGCCTATCGGATAATCCGGACTGCAATCTTGAGAGTGGTTGTCGTTTGGTTGTCGTTAAGGGTTTACGGTATGTAACACCATCGCTGCTAATGGCTGTTATTTACACAAAAAACGCCGTTATTACTCAATAACTACCCCCTACATCGGTCTACGGAACCGAAGGTTGGGGGTCCGAATCCCTCCAGGCGTATTTTCTAAAGCTATGAAAACACAAACCTTATGAAAAAAATTCTTGACAAACTCAAGGCGGATTGGTAGTCATATGGTTGTCGTTTTGGCGTTACGATATGACAGAAAGAAGGGAAAAAATGTCAAAAAAAATACATATCTGGTACAGAAAAGATCGCCGGAAGTGGTATGGTCAGTATCGGCTGAACGGCAAACGGCATACAAAAAGCTTTGCCAATAAGGAACAAGCTCATCAATGGAAGACGTACATGGACCATAAATTCAACTATGAACAATGGCAAGGCATAAACGGTATCAAATGGCCACTCCTGATGAAACTGTATATGGACCATAAAAAATCGCAGGGCTTGGCCAGGAAAACTATCGTTGAGATACGACATACACTAAAACTCTTCAATTATCATACTGACGAAATTCGGAATGGCGTATCAGATTTACTGAAACAATATCACATCGAACAATACGTGCTGGCAAGAATAAAAGATGTCTCCGCCAGGACCGTCAACAAAGACCTCGAAGCACTCCGAGCAATGTACCTCTGGGCCAAAAACTGTGGTTACGTCCACGAAGGCATTAAGTTCCAAATGCTTAAAACCGTCCAGAAGCAATACAAGCCGCCGACGAAAGAAACGGTTAAATATCTATTCGACCTGGCAAAAGAGGAATCCATGTCACTCTATGTGCGTATGGTCCTGGCTGTGGTAACGGGGCTAAGACGGTCGGCGATAGAGCGGTTGACACTAAACAATACACAGGAAGCTCATATCGATATCGAACAATGCCTGCTCGTGACAATCGAATCAAAGACGCACAAGCAAATCATTAAGAAGCTCGGGCCGAACACGATGAAAATCCTGTATCACCACATTGCAAGCCTGCCGGATGGATCCACAAAACTATTTAGCACCGGCTGGACCGGCAATGTACGAAAGGCATGGAAAAGAGTAAGGCAACAGGCGGGACTGCCGAAAATGACGTTTCATAACCTCCGGAACCTATCGGTCAGCATCCTGGCAGATAAAGGAGAGTCGGGAGCTGTCCTGCAAAAACACGTCGAACACAAATCGTTCGCCACAACGTCACGGTACATCGGGCTTAGTGATGAGACACAGGATCGAGTAACGAAGAAGCTGGATGGATTGTTTGAGTAGTGCTAAGTATCATCTTGTCTCCATATAAACAGATTATTACCAATCATCCCCTTCGTCAAAAGCCTGGTTCACTGCTCTTTTTTTCAACCGCTCAAGCCACACCTTGATATCCTCGGCAATCCACTTCCGGGCATTGCCGACCATAATTGGGCCCGGTGCATAGCCCTGCCGGACCCAATCGCACCAGGTCTTACGCGATATACCGCAGAGCTTAGCCATGTCACCGGAAGAATACAGAATCCTATCCCGTTTTTCTTGTGTTTCCTGAATAGATGAATGTGCTTGCTCGCAAGCCCTCTGTTTCGTGCTGCTCATAAACTCGAATCCTTTCATCGCCGGAAGGGTCCGGCATCGTTAGAATAATTACATCGTTTACTGGTCTTATTTTTATTCGACCTGCCTTATTAACTAAGATATCAACCACGCAACCGGCAGTAATACAATGCATAATCGCATCGCCACCAATAAGATCCTTCAGTGCAACCATGGTTGCACTGAGTCGCTGTCCTATTTTACGAATACCTAGTGTTTCGTATTCAATCATTAACCTTTTCCTTTCTTTCTTCCCTCGGCCCTCGGCGTCTCCCTGCCGATCGCTCGAAGACCGACAGGGAGGCAATGCACTACGTACGGCAGGGAGGCAATGCACTACGACTTAACAGTCCTAATCATCATCGTCGTCGTCTTCGTCGGTCATAATCGGGCCATCCTTCGATCGTTGAAGCTTCTTGGTTGTCAGCTCTTCGCTTTCACCCGTATCAGTTTCAGTCGAGGCAAGGTCCTTCGAAGCAAGCACTCTTTCCAATGCATCGTAAGTCACTTCGTCTGTAGACGGCTCTTGCTCTCTTGCAAGCTTGTTCTTAACGTCCTCAATCTGGTTTGGGATCGAGATCATGGACATTTTCTTGCCGGTGCTATGAGGCAGTGAGTCCAGCTCTTTCTTGACGTCCCTCAGACATCTAAGTGCAAATTCCAGGTGAGCCTTAAATGACTCCCGGATCTTGAGCTTCATACCGAGCTGCAACATCAATACCCGCTGATTCCGTCGCATCATTTCACCTTCCAAGATATTCTCTTTGCCCTCATTAGCAGCTTTGGCAATCTCGTCACGGAAGTTGTTCTTCAGTCGTGCTTCGACATCGGCTGCTGCCTGATCCTTCTCCATGCAGCACTTCTTGTATTTTTTGCCCGATCCACATGGACACGGACTGTTACGATGTGGCTTTTTGCTCATGTTCTAATCTCCTTAAATCTTTCATCAAATCCATTGATTGTGTCGTCGGAATTACACGACCAACATCGAGCGTTCCGCTTGTCACTTACAAAGCAACAATGACACGTAAAACAAAAATGTGAATAGTACAAATTACCGCCACGATCCTTTATGGTCTCATGTGGTTTTTTCACTACCCCTACTTTTTTGGCTGCTACCTCCTTTCTTTGCAATACCTCAATCAATTCTTCGCAATACCCTTCCGTCAGCTCTGATGTCCCAATGCCATGTTCCACGATCATGCTCTGAAACCATTTAACCATTCTGGATAACGAATATGCGTGTTCCTTACTGATTGTTACCATTTCGACCACCTC